ATGAAAATAAAAGAAAATAGCCAAGCACAAGAAAATAGCCAAACAAAAGAAAATAGCCAAAAGGAACACTATTATAAGAATTGGAATTTTAGATTAAATCTTATTAATTATGCCAAAAAACTTAAAAAATAAAAATGAAAAAAACTAGCCAAATAAAAGAAACTAGCCAAGGAAAAGAAACCTTGTATACAATTAAGTTTAAAATTGAAGAAGTCTTTGAATTAGTAGAATTATTAAAAATTGCTATTCAAAATAATAATGATAAGGATTTAAAAAGTGCTTATCGCAAATTAAATAATATTAAATTAGAGTATGGAGATTGGGATCTCGATTATGATTTACCAATATGGAAACCAAAAAAATAAATAAAAATGAAAGATTATACAAGAGAACAATATGACAAAGATATTGATCGAATATTTGATGAAACTTGGGATTTTATATTAGAATATGGAATTGCCAATGAAGAAGAGTTGCAACTTGTAACTAATATTAATGGTTACAATTTAGAAACTCTTAACGATATTATAGAGGTAAGAAGTGGTTATGAAGATATGGAACAATATATAGAAATGGAAATTGAATAAAATGGAAACAATAAAAGTTTTAAGTTTATTTGATGGGATGTCTTGTGGACAAATTGCATTAAATAAAGCCAAAATTAAGTACGATAGCTATTTAGCTAGTGAAGTTAAGAGTGTAGCCATTCAAGTGACTCAAGAAAATTATCCTAATACAATTCAATTAGGAGATATTACAAAGATTAATCTTGATAGACTATTGCCAAATATTGATTTACTTATAGGTGGTTCGCCTTGCCAAAATTTTAGCCTAGCAAATAGATATACAAGAGAAGGATTAAAAGGAGAGAAATCAAAACTATTTTTTGAGTTCCTTAAAATTAAAAACCATTTAAATCCAAGATACTTTTTACTTGAAAATGTAAGAATGAAAAAAGAAGATGAAGAGTACATAAGTAAATTATTGGGAGTAAAACCAATATATTGCGACTCATTTATTTTTAGTGGAGTTTATAGAAAAAGATTATATTGGACTAATATACCAACTCATTATTTACAAGAAGAGATCGATAAAAGAACAAGGAATTTTGATTTAATACCAAACTTTCAAGACATTATTGAAGATGGATTTGTTTCAAGAAAGTATGGTACTTGTCTTTTAGAAAGTGATGGTAGACCAAATGTAAATTTAAAGAAACTTGCTAGGAGATTTTTCAAAATAGGTTTTGGTAATGTAGTTTTTAAAGATTATGAAACCTATAAGAAGTTATCTATTGATTATGAACTAGCACAAGATGGAGATATAAGGGTTTTAAATCAAAGAGAATTAGAAAAAGCCCAAGGAGTTCCATTAAATTACACTAAATGTTTGACTAGAAACGAAAGTGCAAACATAATTGGAGACGCTTGGCAAATTGATACAATTGCAAAGATTTTTGAAGGTCTAAAAGACCAACAAGAAAAAATAATATTAACTTAAATAAAAAATAAAAATGGAAGATTACACAAAAGAATGTGAATATTGTAATGGTTGGGGCGAGTTTCCTAGCCATAACCCAATTGACGACCCAAATACTTGTTCCAATTGCCAAGGAACAGGTAGGGAGCCAGTGGTAGAAGAAGAGTATGATAGTGACGATTATGATGAACCAGTTAGAAAACAAGGATATAGTTATCATGAGTAAACCAAAAAATGAAAAAGATTATACCTTTGGATTATGGGATATTAGAATATGTCGGTATGATGAAGATGGTAATGAGGAGTTAAATCTAGATGGAACTCCTAAATTGTATAGAATCTCAAATGATCATTTGTCTGATGTAGTTTCAGATACTGCAAATGATGAGGAGAGTTATAGTTTCATAGAACCAATAGAAAGCGAGGTGTTCGAATGAGTAACCCAATTACAAAGAAAATAAAATCAACTGACTTAAATGAATTATACAATAAGCCAGTACTAAATAAAAAAGAAACTTCTATATTTTTAGGAGTATCCAATAGGCACATAGACAATCTTATTTATAGAAAGTCTATACCCTTTTCAAAAATAGGAGGAAGGATTGTCTTCCAAAACAAGAGACTAATCCAATTTTTAGACTCAACCGATTCTTTAGGAGGAATGCTTACACAAAAAGCCACTTATTCTCTTGATAGAATTATAGCTATTTCAGATGATATTAAAAATGACACTGAATGGGTTAATAGCTCAAAAACTAAAGCTACACACGAGGGGGTTTGTTCAGGCTTAAATATGCTTATTAATCATCTTAAAGAAATTGAAGAAAGCGAGGTGTCCAAATGACTAAACCCAAAAGTTCAGATGATCTTGTTAATGAGATCAAACTTGAGTGCCAAGATTTCTTGGTAATCAATGAAAAGTATAGCCCATTATTTAGTAAAGAGAGGGGAGATGAGTTAGCAAATAAGTTACTAAAGTTGATCAATGAATATGATAAAGATAATCATAATCTGATGATTGCTTGGTACGAAAAAAATTATAAACACCAATGAAAGAATTGTTTATGGCTATTGCCATAATTGAAAGTTCCTTAAATCCCTCTGCTGTGGGGGATTTAGGAGAAGTTGGTATTGTACAAATACAGGAATGTGTAATTGAAGATGTAAATTATTTTTACAAAACAAATTATGTTCCTGAAGATAGATATTGTATAATTAAATCTGAAGAGATATTTAATTTATATTTATCATATTGGACGAGTATAGCCAAGAAAAAAGGCTTTGAAATCAATAATGAATTAAGAGCTAGGATATGGAATGGTGGTGCTTATGGATACTTAAAAGAAGGTGCAGCAAAAGAAAATCTTGACATTTACTGGGAGAAGGTTAGCCAAGAACTAGAATGATTGATGGAATATTTGACCATAGAAACAAAATATGCAAAAAAATATGGCATAAAGGAATCTATTGTCTTGCATACTTTTATTTATTTTATATTAAAAAACAGGCATGAGAAGAGAAACAAACATCAAGGTAAGTATTGGACATTTAATTCTTACCATAACTGGAAAGATAACTTTCCTTTTTTCACAGAGTATCAGATTCGTAATGCGATTAGGTCACTACATAAACAAGGTGCTATCGAGATCGGTAACTTTAACAAAAAAAGATATGATAAGACTAACTGGTATACGATTAGCAGCGAGATTTTACAAGAAGCCCAAGCATCTGACTACTGGAATACTAGAATTATCAAAAGTATTTCAAAAGGGAGGGACAAAAATAACAAACCAATACCATACAAGGATAAGATAATAATAGAACCATATTAAAAATGAACACTACAAGAGTATTATATAAATTAGTTGAAAAGAAAAAATTAAAAAAAAAGAAATAAATGAGTGATGGACATTTCTATAATTGTCAGAATAAACCATATCTGACTACTGCTAGAACACCAGCCCAAGCTAGGAAATTGAAAGCATATCCTAGTTGCACAACTATTTTAAAAATCCAAAAAAATAACTTCCTAGATAATATTTGGATACCTAGGCAATTAGTTTATTTAGCTAGAGAGCATTTAGCAGCAAGTGTAGAAGAGATTCAAGATATGAAGTTTGGATATAGGATATGTCCTAAAACAAAAGAAAAAATTAGAAGTAACATTTTTGGCACTAGAGTTCATGCTAGGTTAGAGCAAGTTATCAATGCAAAGATAACTGGAGATAAACTTGAGCAAGCAGTAGATGATTATGATGAGTGGGTAAAACCATTTATATTATTTATCAATAAAGAGAAGATAGAACCTATTAGTTGTGAAGAAATAGTTTATTGTGATAAGTCTAGGAGTGCTGGTTCAGTAGATTTTATAGGTAAATGGAAAGATAAAATACATCTATTTGATTATAAGTGCAGAGATACCAAAGGGACAGGTGGTAAATTTTATGAGGAAAAAGATTGTAGTCAGCTAGCAATAGAGTGCAAGTGGGTAAAACAAATTTATGATTTAGATTATATGCCAATGGCAACAAGTGTATGCATCTGTACCGAAAGTAAGAAACACTATCATAAGCATTGGAATAAAGCTCAATTAAGAAAAGGTGTTACTAGATTTAATTATTTAAATAAAATCTATCGAATGGACTGGATGAAGTGATGTTTAGAGCTATAGTCAGTAAACCTATCATTGATCATTGTAAGCAGCAATTAGAGAAATATAATTTTGGTCAAAGGGGTAAAGCTGATGGCACTAGGATTCAACAACTTGTAGGGATTATAGGAGAGTGTTGTATTAGAAAAATTTTTAATGAAGATTATATTGATGGTTCATCTGGTTGTGATGATGGATATGATATTAAATACAAGGGTAAGACTATTGATGTTAAAACAATGGGAAGAACTACTGATGTTCGAGATTATTATGTGAATAACTTTGTTGGTCTACAAAAAGATTATGCAACTAATTACTATATATTTAATTCATACAATAAAAAAACAAACTATCTTACTTGCATAGGATTTATATCTAAAAAAGATTTACTTGAGAAAGCTAAATTTTTTAAAGAAGGAGAAGATAGAGAAAGATCAGATGGAACTATCTTTAAAACCAAGGCAGATTTATATGAAATAGATAATAAGGATTTAGTTAATGTAAATAGTATAAATGATTTAATGGAGAAATTAGATGAAGAAATACGAGATAATATATAAATATAATAAAAGCATACCAGATAGTAATACTCTAATCGCAGTTAAGTGGGCTAGGGATGGTAAAGCTGCTATTGAATTTATGAAAAAGAAAAAAGATATAAGCATTGTGGAAGTAAATGAAATACATTCCTAGTCATAAGCTTAAAGAATATAGAGATAATAATTCAAGTAATTATTGTCCTGTCCTAGGTATGGATATGGATGATGTAGTGGTAGACCATGATCATACAACAGGAATGATTCGAGGAGTCATACATAGGCAAACAAATAGTTTTGAAGGTAAGGTATTTAATGCTTGGAAGAGATATGCTATGAATAATGCAAGAGTATCCTATGTCCAAGCTTTGAGAAATTTAGCAGACTACATTGAAACATCAAAGTCATTATATTTACATCCAGTTGGACTAAATCAATTGTCAAAAAGATTCTCTAGGCTATCCAAGGAATCACAAATATTTGCACTTAAAAATTTGAAGGGAAAAATTTCTGAAATAAAGTCTTGCCAAAATGGTAAAGACAGATGTAAACTATATAGGAAACTAATTAAAAACTTATGACAGAAATAAATATTAGAGAAAAATTAAGAATGATTCAAATGGAACTTAAAGCTCCAAAGGGTCAAACCAATAGCTTTGGCAGATACAAATATAGATCTGCTGAAGATATTTTAGAAGCAGTCAAACCTGTTGCTCATAAATATAATTGTGCAATAGTTGTGTCAGATGAAATGATCCAACTTGGAGATAGGTTTTATATTAAATCTACTTGTGCATTAGTAGACACTAATACAGATCAAATGTTAAATTCATTTGCTTATGCTAGAGAATCAGCTACCAAAAAAGGTATGGATGATTCTCAAATAACTGGTAGTGCTAGTTCATATGCTCGCAAATATGCTATGAATGGTTTATTTGCAATAGACGATACTAAAGATGCTGATGCAACTAATACTCACGATAAACAAATTTCCAAACAATCAATGGAGGATATAATATAATGGCAGCTGAATATGATGAAACAAACACCTTTAAACTTTTCTTACAAGAAAAGGAAGAAGGTTCAAAAAAACCAGATTTAACTGGTACAATAAATATCGGTAGCAAAGTCATGAGACTTGCTGCTTGGAAGAAAAAAAGTAAAAAAGGTCAAACTTGGCTATCTGGACAAGTTTCTGAAATGCAAACTAAAGAGCAAGTCAAAGAAGAAATACCCTTTTAACTTTATGCTAGGCGAGTAGTGTATAATATATGCTACTCGCTTTTTTTATTATGGACTACATAGATGAATACAGAGGATCAATAGATGGAATGACTATTCCTTTTAAATCTAAAGATGAAGTAAAAAACAATTTTTACAAAGGTGCTAATCGCAGTGTAGCTTATGGAATTAGAAAAGGTTTGATAAAACCTTATAGAGAATCAGTAGAAGAAATTATTAAAAAAACAAATGATAGAAAAAACAATTCAAGAACCATACTCTCTAGAAGCAGAAGAGGGAGTAATTGCTAGTTGTTTAATTGACAACACAGCATACGATAGAATCTCACAGATAATAAGTCCTGAAGATTTTTTCGATATTAAGACAAAGATATTATTTAAATTAATTTCAGAGTTATCCCAAAACAAACAAATAGTGGATGAAATTACCTTATTTGAGAGGGTAAAAACTAAAGGATTTGAAGAGCAAATAGGGTATGATAGCTTACAATCTATTATTGAGAGGGTAAGCACTAGCGTAAGGGCATCATATTATGCTCAAATCGTCCAGGAGAAGGCGATTGCGAGGAATATAATAAAAGCATCACGAATCGCTATAGAAGAGATTGTAGAGGGTTCTGAAGCGTCCTATGTTTCATCTAAATTAGAGAAGAAATTATGTGATATTTCTGATAGGGTAAATAATGAGCAATCATTTCAAGATGCTGGAGATATTCTTGAGGATAAGTTTAAATTAATGTCCGAAAGAAAGTATGAATTTACAGCATTATCTACAGGTATTAAACATTTAGACGATAAGTTAGATGAAGGTGGTATTGGTAAGGGAGAAGTATTTGTTATATCTGCACCTACATCTTGTGGCAAATCTCAATTAGCTTTAAATATTGTATTAAGAGCAGCTGTTAAGGATCAATCTCCTATAGGTATTTTTAGTTTTGAAATGCCATCAGAACAACTATTAAAGAGAATGGTTCAGACTGCAAGTGCAGTAAATCTTAAAAAATTTAGAGAAGGAGTAGCTACTGAAGAAGAGAATAAAAGAGTATTTGACTCCCTAGATAAAATAAAAAATGCTCCTATATATGTAGAACATAATGTTCGAAATATACAGGAATTAAGATCGAAAGCTAGGTCTATGCAAAGAAAAAATAAAATAGAAGCTTTAGTGATCGACTACTTACAATTGATTCCATATGATACTCGAATGAGTAAAAATGATGGGGTCTCTTTAATATCGCATAGTATAAAACAATTAGCTATGGAGCTTAATATACCTGTTATCTTATTAGCACAAGTAAACCGAGAAGGAGCAAAGCGAGACTCTGGTTTATCAATGCACGATTTAAGAGATTCAGGAGATATTGAGAATGATGCTGATGTTATACTATTAATGTGGGCTAAAGGAGGAGACTTAAATAACTGCAGGGTTTTTGATGGTCAATTCCAATACCTCGAACTGGACTATAAGATTGCGAAAAACCGAGAGGGTGAGCGTGATGTTATGGGCAAATTTAAATTCATTAACCACCTAGGAAGATTTCAATAATATGACATTATTCAAAGAAAAAGCAGAAGATATACTATCAAAAGGATTGCAACAAATGACAATAGCTTGTGATACTTTAACCCAACAAAATAAAACATTAAATAAAGATGTTTTAAACTTAAAAAATAAGTTGCGATTAGCAGAAGAAAAGATGATAATAAATAATATTAATAATTAGAATTTGTAGGTAATGTATTAAAGTAATTTATACAGGGGAGTTTTCTATCATTTTTAACTTCCTAATTGATTCCTACTTTAAGGGCATCTCTTAATTGAGATGTCCTTTTTATTGTTGTAGTAACAAAGATCTATAGAACTCTCTAGAGAAAACTCCTTTACGAACCATATCCTCAATATATTTAGATTTATTTATTTTACCTGTATCTATTAAATATTGTCTTTTATCTGCATTAGACATAGAAAATATTAATCTTTCTTCTGGAGTAAAACTAGATTTTTTCTGATACCTTCTTACATAATTTAAATATTTTTTAGCATCATTTGGATTAAAGTTTTCATACAAAGATTTTGCTATGGATTTTAAATTTTTATTAGAGCTATCATCTAAATCTAAATTCAAACTATTAACTATATCTTCTGTTGAAGTAGTAGGAACACGAGGTATATCAGATGGATTATTTGTCATTATAGATAATATATCTTTATTAGAAACTCTAGCTTTTCTAAATATTTCTATTACTTGATCTTTATCAAATCCAAGAGTAAACAAATTGTTTTTATGTTTAATCATTTGATTCATTGTTGATCTATAGGTTTCATTATTCTGTTGATATATTGCATCTACAGTTTCTTTAGTGTACTCACCTTTATTATATTTAACTAAAGTATTATAATTAGATTTTGCACCTTGAGCATTTTCATATGTCCCTCTAGCTTTAAAACTAGCACTTCTTTCCATATCGCCTTTGTTTACACGATAACCAAATTGTCTAGCAGTAACTTCACTCATAGAATAATCTCCTACATTTCTATAAGCTTTCAAAAATTTCTCTACCTCTCTTGCAGTCCCTGGTTTAAACATGGACTCTACAGCATTACCTATAAGATCCATATGTTTTTTTACACCTTCATTATAACTAATTCTTTTACCTGTATCTAAATCTCTATTAGCTAAAGCAGAATATATTTCTTTACCAACAAATGTACCATCTCCAACAAATTCTTTCATTAAGAAGTTACTAACAGAAGTTACATCATCTCCATCAAATCCATTTCTAAATGATTGTAGTAATAAAGATTGTGGGAGTAAGTAAGATGAATTTGCATATTCATATTTTTTACCATCATCTGAAATACTTGCAATAATTGGAGAATCTTTATCCCAATCTGGTAAGATACTTTCTCTTAATGCAACCTTCTTTTCATCTGTCATATTACCATAATTATTTTCTAAAGATTTTTCAGCAGCAAAATATCCACCAAATACTATTCCTGTAGCTGCAACTCTTTTTGCTCCTTCTGCTGCCATTTCTCTTGTATTTGCTTTACCTAAATTAATTCCTAATTCTGCAGCATATGTACCACCAAAAAGATTTTTAATTTGTTTACCCATATTAAATTGATTTCTAGCAAACTCTGCAGTAAATGAAGCAAATTGTGGCATAATTCCATATCTAGTTGCCCATCTTACTACAGGATTTAATTTACTATAATTTTGGAATGTATCATTAGTAAGTAAAGCAGCAGCTTGTTTGATTCTATCTTCATAGGCATCAGCTCCTATTTCATTAATTACACTAGCACCATTATAAAACTTTTTAAGTTTTCTTTGAGTTGATTTCCATATTAAATATCTTCCAAGAGTATCAGGTACAGAGTAAGCTTTAGCTACTGTATCTACAATACCTTCACCTTCATCCATAAATTTAAATCCTCTATCAAAATTATCTCTAATATCTGAAGCTAATATATTAGCTCCCTTGATACCAAATCTTTCAGCATCTTTTATATCTTCTAATACTTCTTTAGACATTTTTTCTGGTCTAAAGAAATCAAAATCACTTAATGCAACTTTTAATCCAGGAGAGCCTATAATATTAAATGGATTTACTCCTTGTTGAACCATACTTGAAATAGCACCAAAACCATTAACTGCATATGATGGTACATTGAATAAAACTTTAGTAGCTTTACTTGCACCTATAGAAGTGTTCCATATTTTATCCATAAAATCTATAGCAAAATTTTGACTCTTATCTACTATATTAGAACCATATAGTTGATTAACTCCTATTTGAATATCAGCAGAAGTATATATTGCATTATCAACACTTGCATCTCCTGCTCTTTTTAATCTAGTTTGTAATGGTTGAGTCATATTACCACGAGGAGTTTTACTTGCTAATCCTAGTTGTAATAATACATTTTCAATATTATTTTCTGCATCTAATCTTGCAGTCATTTTTGTTAATCTAGTAAGTGTACCTCTAGCTCTTTCTCCTGTATCTCCTACAATTCCCATATAGTCCATCAAAGCTTTATTTGTATTTACATCTAATGACCTTGCTCTAAATGAACCATTAACTGCATTTGGTATAAAATTACCATCAGGATCTAAACCTTTTACAGCAGCACTATTAGCTTCTAATTTTTGTAAATGTTTTTCTGCTCGTGAAGATGCTTCTTCAAAAGTAATTGGTTTTTTCTTATTTCTTTTTAAAAGATTTCTTGCCATTTCATTTCTTGCTTTTAATCTTTTTTCAGGATCTAATTTAAAATTAGCATCAGTAAAAAGCCTATATTCCGTAGTCAAATAATCTCCTTGATCTATAGATTTTTCAATTTTCCTCATAAGTTTTTCTCTTTCTTTAGCAGGTAAAGTATTTATTTTATCTCCATTTAAATAATAAATCATTCTTTTTTGATGCTGTTTTACAACATCTTTATATTGATCTAATAATGGTTTAATTTTTTGCAATTGAGGATCTGCATATAATTCTCTTCTACCTTGTAAATACATGGCTATTTTACTTTCTGCTTCTGGATCAAGTGTAGATAATCTTTTAATAGCATTATCAACTTTAGAACCTAAATCTTCAGCTTGCCTAATAGCTTGTTTATAGGTTAATCCTATATCAGAAACTTGTCTCCCTACAGCTACAGTTGGAATAGTTCCTGCTAAAGCATTTTTAAATCCAGTTCCTAATCTATCATAAAAATTAGAAATAAAATTTTTCTTTGGTACAGTTACATTAAATACATTTTTTCCTGCTTCTTCTTGGATAATATTTTCTCTAGATCTTTCAACTTCTTCTTTTATTTTCTTTTTTATGGGTTTACCATTTTTAGTATACCCTTGCATTGATCCTGCAACTATTTCATCTTTTCTAATCTCATCAAAAGAAATCATTTTATCTATTTCAGATGGTGTTTTACCTTTAGATTTTCTTGCTAAACTACCTGCTAATGCACCAAGACCTCCACCAAAAGCTCCACCTAAACCTGCGTATGTCGCAGTTGTCCCAAAACTTGCTAATCTACCTTCATCAATAATAGAAGTAAGTTGAGCTTCAGCAGCACCACTCAAAGCACCTTCTTTTAATCCCATAGAAAAACCTTCTTTAGCTGCAGAGCTAACTATACCTTTAGTTCCTGCTGTAAGAGCTTTTGTACCTGCAACAGGAATAAGATTAATTAACCCTGCACTAATAGCTCTACCCCAACTTACTGTATCTCTACCCTCAAGATTTTGTGCAGCTATACTACCTGCTATCCCTGAACCTATAGAACCTACTATGTATCCTACTGCTGTTCCTATTCCTGGTGCTATAGCAGTTCCTATAGCTGTACCTGCATATTTACCACCTATACCAGCACCTACCTCAACTCCTATACCTGTTGCAATTTGTCCAAAACCTACATCTTGTTTTGGTGAAGCTTCTCTTCTTAAAAATTGATTTACTGCATTAGTAATATCTTCGTTAGTTGCACCCTCTTCAGTTTCTAATTCAAGAACTGTTCCATCTGTTAAAGTTACTTCTGTTATACTCATTATTATTCACATTTATTTCTTTCTAACAATACTTTTTACACCAGGGATTTCGTTAGGAATAAAATTTCCTTCTGAAACTGGTGTATTTTGAGATGCTAAAAAATTCTCTTGCATATAAGTATTACCACTTGAAATTTTCAAATATTTTTCTTGCTCTTCTCTTGTTAATCTTTCAAAATTTTCTGGAGTTATTTTATAATAATTAAGTAAATCTTTTGGTTCTCTATTTTTTTTATTTCTTGAATCCCTCTGTTTTTTCGTTTGTGCTTTTAATTCTTGTAATTTTTTATCGTAATTAAGAAATTCATTATTAGCTTTTTGACCCTCTGAAGATCTTGATGTTTTACCTTTAGGATTAAAAAATTTATTAAAATCTTCTCTTTTTAATTCTTTTCCACTTAATAAATTATAATCTTTCCAATTATTAACATTAAAATTTTGATCTATTGTTTTTCCAGGATTTGTTAAAACTTTTGGAATACCATCATCTCCATAAATTACTTGTATTTCCATTTCTTTATATACTTCTTCTAAAGTAGCATCTCCTGAAAGATATGCCCTATTCTGTGTAGTATATGATTCTCCATTCATATCAAAAGTAATAACAGTTTTTACACCAACATCACTTCTTCCTTGAGCTATTTTTTTAGCTAATTCATTATCACCATCATTTACTGCTTTATTATATGCATTATAAACTTGTTCACTTATCATTCCTGCTTTCAATTTTGTTTCCATAGGAACTTCTTCTAAATTAATACCAGATTGTGTAATAACATTTTTTACAGTAAGAGCTTCTCTTTGACTTGAACCAAAAGAAATATCTCCTTGAAAGTTTAATGATCGACCTAGGTCTAACATTGTCATAGTATCGCCTTTTATTATAGCTTCTCTTAATTTTC